GCAAAACAAGCCGATGCGGTCCTGCAACGTGAGCAGGAAAACGAGCATAACCAATCAATTCAGCAACAACAAATTGATTTGCTCGGAAAAGTTGACGAGATTTCTGCAAAAGGCGCTGAACTTTACGACGATTTCCAAGAAACTGTCGTAGATACAGGCATGCGCGGGGATTGGGATTTATCTCAAGTCACTTTCGAAGCGGCAGTAGAAGCCGATAACGGCGCACAAATTCTTTACGAATTGTCGCAAGACGCAAAGGAAGCAAGCCGTGTGGCAAAACTTTCTTTTCTTGCACAGATGAAATACGTGAACGAACGCGACACTGAAATTGGTAAAGGCAAAACTCCACGGACAAAACCAGGAGCAACGCCGCCGCCTCAAAATCATGCGAAGGGTGCAAACTCGAAAACGCAAATCAATCCGGCGACTGACAATCTTGATGATTTCGAGAAAGCTTGGGAAGCGGACGCCAAACGGTCAAATTGAACTGTAGATAGGGAAACTCCCTATCTACGCAAAGATAGGGAGTATTTCAAATGGGTGCAGTTACCACAGAGCAGCAAAAGCTGGTCCTCAACTCTTTTGCGATGGTTTTGCAAAATAACTTAGTTTCGACCAGTGCCGTTTCATGGAACGAATATGACGGCGAAATGGATGACCGTAACGGGCTTCAGATTCTCGAACAGGTCACTCCGCGCTACAACATCACGCGCACCGAAAACGGCGTCAAAGATCTTTCGGCGGGTACTGACGGTACTGTATTTGGTTCCGAATTGTTCGAAGTCACCGGTACTTTCAACGCGAACATGGGTTGGGGTGATTTTATCAAAATCAAATCCATCGGCGCGGCGCGCGAAAGCAAAGCATTGCTTGGCGCTGCAACCAGCCTCGCAGAAAAAATCGACGCTTATATCCTGGAAAAAGCCACACTGGCTTCGGCCGATTGGACGGGCGACGGTATCACTTCGGTTGACGAATGGGTTGATGCTGCGGCGGCTTACACCCGCTTGAAGGAAAACGGGGTCGACGATTCCGAACTTTCCTATATCATGAACCACACCGACCGCATGAAATTGGGCGACAGCGTTATCAAGCTTCCAAACGAAACCGGCGCGGGAACCTTCCGCAAAGGCTTTGATAGCGAAGTCGATGGCATTCGGACCATGTTCACCAACCAACTTCCTGTTTTCACTACAGGTACGCGTTTGGCGACTGCCGAAGCAACGGTTAATGGTGCCTCGCAGAACGTGAACTATGCAGACGTAGCACGTGCAGGTACGGTTAACGGCCGCCGCATGACGCAGACCCTTATTCTTGGTGCCGCAGGGGTGAAAACCTTTAAGGCTGGTGAAGTATTTACCCTCCCTGGCGTATTCGCATACGACAATCGTAAGCAAGGTCCGGTTACTCCTGCACGCTTACAGCAATTTACGGTTTGCGCTGATGCGACCGCAGTTGCCGGTGCTGTTACCTTGACTGTTTTTCCTGCGATTATTGTACCTGGTTCGGGTGCAGGCGACAACATCAATATCAACACTGCACACGCAACCGTCACTGCGGCACCTGCCAATGCTGCGGTATTGACCTTCCTCGGAGCAGCTAGCACGGCGCTTTCGCCGCGTTTGCTTATCCAAAAGCAGGCGGTTGTCGTGAACACCGTACCGTTGATTTTGCCAGCTTCTGATACTTCGATGCGCCGCCGCCTGTCAAAGATACCGTTGACTGTCCGCATGTGGCAGCACAGTGATTTTGCTACAGGCGCACATGGGGTACGTTTCGACGTGGCTTTGAATGCCAACGTGCGCGACCGTATGCGTATGTCGAGGTTCAACGGCAGCTAAGGGGGTTTTAGCTGTATTCACTTCGTTCTCCGAGTGAATGTTGATCGGCCCTGTTTCGCACCCGCGCGGAGCAGGGCCATTCAGCAGATCGGGGAAAACCGTTTGGGAGAAATCGAATGAATGTACGGGAAAGATTTAGGCCGCAACCAATGGCTGCAAACAGTAGCTACACTATCCGAGGTCCTAATTTGGGAGGGTTTCTTGCTACAGTAGCAGGCACTTTGACTGTCACGGACGCAGACGGAACAGTGACAGTGAGTGCTGTTCCGGTGACTGCAGGCGCATACGTCCCCCTTCCGTTCATCTTCGCAACTTCGCAAGGCGGCACCGTTCAACTTGCAGGCGGTGCAGCAGGCACTCTGGCCGTCTAACATGTTGCTGATTTGGGCATCTCTTAAAGGTGCAGGCAGCGGTGGGCCTGTGTGGATCCTCGCGCTTGGAGTATGGAATGATGAAGGCGAGTGGATTGACGACAGTGTTTGGATTGATTGATGGCACAGCAAGTAATCAATAATGGTGAAACTGGCCTTGATGTCCGAAATAAGCTGAACGCTAATTTCACTGAATTATACACCGGCAAAGATGCCGTCACAGTTAATCTGTTTTCAGATTTACCAGATCCCACGACAGCCCCTCAACAAAAATATTGGGTGCTGACTGCCAGCGGCGTTTTTCTTGTAAATAGAAAAAGCAAAGGCGCGTATTACAGCGACGGCGCGGCGTGGAATTATTTGGGGGATTTCCCAACCACGGCGGATCAGTTAGGGAATGTTCCTGCGGGTAATATTGCTGCAACCAACGTGCAGACTGCATTGAATGAACTCGATGGTGACAAGCAGCCCCTTGCAACCGTACTGACGAACACGACAGCCAGTTTCACCGCAGCACTGGAAACAAAACTATCAGGTATAGCGACAGGTGCGACAGCGAACAGTAGCGATGCTTTTTTGCTGTCACGAGCAAATCATACCGGAACGCAAGCCGTGGCGACGATTACAGGCCTTGGCACTCTTGCGACCCAAAGCGGCACGTTTAGCGGCATGTCAAGCGGCACTAATACAGGCGATCAAACGAGCATTGTCGGGATCACGGGAACGATTGCCCAATTCAATACGGCGCTTTCGGATGGGGATTTTGCGACAGGTGGCGGGACCGCGACCGGAACCAACACCGGCGACCAGACCACAATTTCGGGCAATGCTGGAACAGCAACAGCTTTGGCAACATCGCGTAATTTCAGCATATCCGGCGGTGGGATAACGGCGGCTGCGGTAGGGTTCACCGGCGCGGCAGCGGTGGTCTTGAATGCTTCAGTTGATGCGGGGCATATCACACTCGTTCGCATGGCCAATCTTGCTGCGAATAGCTTAATAGGCAACAATACAGGCGGGGGAGCAACGCCACTAGCTTTAACAGGCACGCAAACGACCGCGATGCTCGATAATTTCACAACCGCGTTAAAGGGCTTGGCTCCGGCCAGCGGCGGTGGAACGGTCAATTTTTTGAGGGCAGATGGCACATGGGCAGCACCGTCGGGCGGCGGCGTTTCGGACGGCGACAAGGGCGACATAACAGTGTCAGGGGCGGGTACTGTTTGGGCGATAGACCCTCTCGCTGTCTCCTTTGCCAAAATTCAGAATGCTTCAGCAAACAGTGTTCTGGTTGGGGCCGGATCGGGGGGTACCGGCGCTTCTTATAGTCAAATAACTCTCGGGGCTAATCTTGTTATGACTGGCACAGTCCTTTCAGCAACCGCTTCAGGAGGCAGTGGGCTAAGCGCAGGAAAGACTATGGCGATATCTGCCTATCAATATTTGAATTAAGGAATTTGTCATGGTTGCTAATACTTCACCTATATTCACCCTCACACCGGACTTGTCGGCTAACGGAACGACAGGTATGGGAACCGCGCTAATTGCGGCAGCAAACGACGTTACAGGGGTCAGCGCAAATAATCAGTTGGTTTTCACAGCAGGGGCAGACGGCTCATATGTGCGGCGGCTGCATTTCAAGGCTCTAGGCACTAACGTGGCCTCTGTGGTCCGTCTATTTCTCAACAATGGGTTGGATCCTACAGTCGCGGCAAATAACCACTTCTACGACGATATGGTGCTGCCAGCAACTGCCGTTTCTGCGGTCGCGCAGATAGGCGCAGGATTAGACTACACTATGGAACTCGCTATTCCGGCAGGGTGGCGTATTTACGCAGGAGTTGCAACCACCGTAGCGGCAGGATGGGTAGTCACACCGATTGCAGGGAAGTACTAATGGAGAATTTTCAGGGGCTTCCTGGACAGCAGCGTAAGTTTGTATTCACAGGCAACGCTGCTGCGGGGGGAACGTCGTGGCAATCTTTGAGAATACCTCCGTGGGCGGCCAACATGACTATTATAGCCGTAGGAGGCGGAGGCAACGGGGGCACCGGAGCTATAGGCGCTAACTCCGCTGCCGCTGGAGGCGGAGGCGGAGGTTCGGGAGGGCAAAGTACAGTGACCACTCCCGTCTATCATCTACCTAAAAATCTTTACGTGAGCGTCGGGGGTCAAGGAATTCCTAGCCGCGTTTCTGTTTTGCCTGATAATGTAGCCAACCACTGTATTTGCTTGGCGAACAACGGGAGTGCAGGAGGCAACGCAGCGGGAGCCACGGCAGGAACAGCGGGAGCGGGTGGCACAGTAGCAACTATCGCCACCATGCCACTGGCCGGAAGAGGCACCTTTACCTTATTAGCAGGCCAAGCAGGCATTGTTGGCGGCGTTGCGGTGGCTGGGGGAGCCTTAACAGTCCCTGCAACAGGGCTTTTCGTCAC